AAAAGGGGGTTATCGGTATGAAAGTTAAGAAGCTCATGTCTTTTAATCCTGGAGAAAATGCTTTTAACCAGGATTTTAGTAATATGGGGACAATGCTTGGAATCATTAATCCTGGTGCTGGAGAAGTCGGCAATAGGATATTAGCTATGATGAGCAATCATAACTTTCAAAAAATGGATTGGGTAATCATAGTCAATGAAGCAACGGGAGAGCGAATTCGTATCGACTTTGACAACAAAGAACACTCTGAAAGTGAAAGAGGGTTGATTTAGATGAACAGATACGTTGTAAATGTGTACCAGAAACCGGGCAAACATCGTATGTATCGTTGTGGTCAATACTATGTTACGGCAGAAAATGAACAAGACGCAAAGGAGAAAGCTTGCTGGACAGCAAATAAGAAAGATAGCATCATTGGTAGTTTGGAAGACACTGAAGTAGTGAGGGTGAAAGAATAATGGCTACACCAGATGAAAAGTTAATAGAAAAAATGGCCGCTCTATGGGTATTAGAAGGGGGAGATGCTGAAGGGTTTGCTATTCTAAAAGGTCGTGTGTATTTAAAGATTGAAGAAATCAAAGAAAAAGAGGAGAACTAAAATGGAGATGACTTACAAAGACCTTATCGCAAAGATTATGTTGTTTGATAAAGAGCAGTTGGAAAAGATTGTTACTGTTTTTGTTCCAAGTGTTGGTCAATACTATGATGCTGAATCCTTGGGATTCATTACCGGGGAAGAAGAAAACGACAGTTTTGAAGAGGGCGACCCAATCATAGCGACTAGAATGACACCCCTTAACTAATTCCGAAACGCCTACCCTTGAAAAAGGTAGGCTTCTGTATAAGTTGGCTACTTATACACCGATGAGGAAAGCCAAAACGAAAAGGAGCAGAGATGGAAACTGTTTATGTAGCTATCGTTAATGAGGAAGCTTATTGCTTTACTCACATTGATTCACTTCAAGTGTTCAAAGAAGGAGTCGAAAAACTTGGGTACAAGGTTACTAGTACCTCGGTTAATGTTCTTTGGGAGCAAGCTAGGTCTGGTGTTCAAGAATGTCAACGGCATGAAGGAATGAAAGAGGCATACAAAGACCTAGATGGGGCATTGGATGGGTATTATGAAAGAATGCCTAATCCATTCCCTGAACCAGAAGAGTTTATATAAACCCCGAAACCCCATAGTAGAAATACTATGGGAGTCGTCATGAGTTGGTAACTCATGGCCTGAATGATGGGAAACCAAATAAGGAGAATTGATATGTTGCGTCCGAATTGGAAAAGGGCTAAGTGGGACAAAGTGTATATGTGGAAAATGCTCGGTCTATTGTTGGCTAAGAATAGCTATGGCAGTACTCAATGGGAATTCACTTATTGGGTGTATGAATATTGCATGGACGCAAAGGAGAGTTAAAATGACATTAAAAATAGGGGATAAAGTAAAAGTGGTTCGCTGTTTAACTCCCACACAATACATTGGAAGTGTTGGAGTTATAGAAAGGATTGTTGAAAATACCAACTATCCATTTATGGTAAAGATTATTGATGGTAGTATTGATTTATCTGTTGGGTTTGCTGCCGAAGAACTAAAAAAGGAGAGTTAAATGAAAGTAGGATTCACTGGTACTCAGCAAGGAATGACTTGGAAGCAGAAAGACCAATTCTTTCATTGGCTTTGGGATAATCTTATAGATGAATTTCATCATGGAGATTGTATTGGCGCAGACAGTGAAGCCCATGAAATTGTGTATTATCAATACGGTGTTCCTATAATTATTCATCCACCATTAAATCCAGATAAAAGAATGTACAATGGAAATGCAAAAGAAATTAGACCACAAAAAGAGTATTTTGCACGTAATCGTGATATTGTAGATGAAACTGATATTCTTATTGCTGCCCCAAAAACCTTAGAAGAAGAGTTAAGGTCTGGAACTTGGGCAACAATCCGTTATGCTCGTAAAATGGGTAAACAAGTAATAATCTTGGAGCCATGATGGAAATAGACTATGAAAAATGCTGGGGAGTATTTAAACAGTATCTTGAAGAACAAACAATTCCTCATCCAGATAAGTATGAGTATGTATCAGACTACTCAAAAATGATGATAAGTCACGACAGTTTTACGTTGGCAATAATGAAAATGATTGAAGCAGATGCAAAGAAGGGTACTCTTAGAAATGGAAATTGAGATTCCCATATGGATGGCTCAAAGAAAATTAAAGGTTGTTGTAGTTGACTATTAACTTACACAACTCCAAAAACTGTTCTTGTGGTAAATCAGATTTAGCTCTGTTTACTGAATCGAGCACCAATTGTGTATTATCTAATGTGTATCCTTTAGAACTATCTATTCTATCAATAGAAGCACGGTCAAAAGGTCTTTTACCAGATTCCCAATTTAAAGAAATTCCTGAAATAGCACACAAACCATGCTGTTTGTCATTTAATTCTAACAAATACTCTAAAGTTAAACCAAAATCTAAGCCGTTCTTTTTTGCACGATATTTAGCATGAGCCATTATACTTTTAAGAGGAGGAATAGGAAAGTGGGTTTCTTTAACTCGTCTACACTTTTTGCACCAGCTTTTGTATTGAGTAAAACCAAGCTTGGTTTTTCCCTTTTTAGAAAACTCTGTAATTGGAAGTTTCATACCACAAGAAGCACAATATTTTTCTGTCTTCTCTTCTTTAATAAGCCAAGGATAACCTCTGTAACAAGTCCTACAAATAGAAGAGTGTTCTGGATGTTCTTGAACACTTTTATCGCGTAACTTATTAAAATGACAAACGTCTTTTTCAACTCCACAAACACAACAAACTTTAGAAGACATTTAGTAACCTCCAAACTATGGGTTTGTATTAACAATATAACTATCGACAAAGGACCAAGATACATTATAGCAGGTCCAAAGAGAGGAAACAATGGAAATTGAGTTGCCAACATGGTTAGTTAAAAGAAATAACTTAGCGTCTAGGTTTATAGAAGTGTCTGCTATTGACAGAGAATCTGACAAAGCAGTATTGATTTCTGGAGTTGCTAAGATTAAGCCGACAGCTAATTGTTGTAAATGTGGAAGATTGCTTACTGATGCTGTGTCACAACAAATAGGTATAGGGCCGATATGTTGCGGCGTTGACCAAAGAGCAGATATGAGTCAAGAAGATAAAGATGAGTATGTCAAAAGGTTTTCCTCTGAAAACCCGATAAATATATGGGTACCAAAAAGGTATCTTGAAGGGAATGAGTGGAAGATTCTACTCAAACCAGAGTTAATAGACCAAAAGGAAACATCCGTACCAATTTTTGACATTAACGTAATACTATACAAAGGTGTAATCTGCGTAAAGAGTAAGTTTGTTTATGCAGATTATTGTCGTGGTATTACTGGTGGAAAATGGGAAAAAGAACAGAAGTTTTGGTACTACCCTCTATCCGCCGCTCAAGAAGTAGTTGACACATTCTCTTTTGTAGAGAATAAGAAGATAGATGAAGCTGTTCTGGACTTGTGTAAAATAGGCAATAATATACAGGACATTAAAACCAGGGTAGATTTACCCGACATTCCTATTTCGTTCGGTCCTACGCATTGGGAACACCAAAAACAGGCGTTTTTCTTCTGTAATAGCCTAGATGCCTCTGCCTTGTTTATGGATATGGGAACTGGAAAGTCAAGAGTAGTAGTAGACTTAGTCCAGAATCATCCCGAAGAAAAGAAAATTCTCATTATATGCCCTAAGAAGGTTGTTAACGTATGGCCTAGAGAGTTTAGAAAATACTCTCAGAAACAATTTAACTTTATTCCTTTGACTGGTTCTACAGATGAGAAATTTGCAGAAGCTAGTCTAGCAGATAGTCTGTATAATAGTGAATACATAATGATTGTGAACTTTGATTCTGTGTGGAGAGATGTAAAAGAAGTTGATGAGTTTTATATTGATAAGGGCACAGGCCAAAAGAAGAAAAAGAAGAAAAAGAAAAAGGTCTATTCTAAGTTAGCCCTATGGATTTTAGAGCAAAAATGGGACAGAATCGTTTTAGACGAATCTCATAGGGGCAAGCAATATGATGGGCAAATAGGAGAGTATCTCCCTCTTCTACATGATATAGCTAAGAAGAGAATCATACTCACAGGAACTCCTACTCCACATTCACCGTTGGATGTTGTTCCTCAATACCTATTCCTTGAACCCAAGCTTATTGGTAACTACTGGGCAGCTAGAAATAAATATGCTGTTATGGGTGGTTACATGGATAAGCAGATAGTGGGTTGGAAAAATCTTGAGGACTTAAACCGTAGAATCTACACAATTGCTTTTAGAGTTATGGCTGATGATGTTCTTGATTTGCCCGAAAGAACTAACCAAACGTTAACCTTTAGGTTAAGTGGTGAAGCGTGTAAATGGTATAAACGAGTGAATGATGAATTGTCTCTGTACCTATCTGAAACAGAAAAGATAAATACCGAGATAGTTCTTACAAAGATTCTTCGTATGCAGCAAATCACATCGGGTTATTTGCCTAAAGAAGATGGTTCTATTAAGGTGGACAATGGCAAAGTAGAGTTGCTAGAAGATTTGCTAGAAGATATAGCCATAGACAAACCTGTTGTTGTGTTCTGTAAGTTCCAGCATGATTTGGCAGAGATTAAGAAGATTGCAGAAAAGATTGGTAGAGTTTATGGTGAGATATCTGGTAAGTCTGTTAGTGGACTAAATGACCAAGCTGAACTAAAAGAAGGAGTCACATTATGTGCTGTACAGATACAAGCAGGGGGTACAGGAATTGATTTGACCCGCGCTAGTTATGGAGTGTATTTCTCTGTAGGGTACAGTCTAGGAGATTATGAGCAATCTTGGAAAAGACTACACCGCCCAGGTCAGAAAAATCATATAATGTTCTACCACCTAGTAGCGGAAGGAACTATAGATGAAGTTGTTTATGAGTCTCTAGAAAATACAAAGAACTTAGTTGAACTTGTTTTAAGGAGAGCTAGGTAATGCCAAGTTTTAGTTATGAAGAGGTTGTTACTGAAGAGAAAAGTGTTGAGGTTTGTAAATGCAAACACTGTAGTATGGAATTTGTGTACTATGCAGTTGTAAGGGATGAAGAAGGTAATAAGTCTTTATGGCCGCAAATAAAAACAGAGTTTACACATTGTCCTTACTGCGGGGAGAAGGAGAATTAGATGGACTTTAGAGTTGGAGATAGAGTAAGGGTCATTGATAATATACCCTGCCAAAATTGTGTGGATACTCCTAATAAGAAGTTGTTTGACTGTTCCGGTCTTAATGGTGTTATAACAGACATATACGGCGGTAAAATTTCGGTTAGATGGGATAATGGGAGAGGCAATTACACTAACTGTACCTATAACAAAGACTATCTGCTTCCTGAACACTACAAGGAACTAATATGATAGTCGGGGATAGAGTTAAAATAATTAGAAGAGCTGGCTGTGCTGGAGCTTTCTCTGAAAGATGCACTATTGAGGAAGGATGTAAAGGAAAAACAGGCGTTGTGAGTTATATATCAGAACTTGATGACTTTCGAGTAAAACTTGATGGGGTTGAATACTTTGATAGTGGTTGGGGCTGCTGGTATTGTAAAGGTGACACAGTTATTGATAACAGGGAGTTGATATGAAAGTTGGAGATAAAGTCATAGTAAAGAAGTACGGTAACATCGCTGCTACTTGTGCTGGTCAAACAGGAACCATAATCGGTAGAGCTAAAGTCTACGATTTTATGGTGGCTTTTGATAAACCAGTTCAAGGGATACAACCACCAGTTTTGTTAGATGAACTACCGTTCGATGAGATTGAATTGGACCTAGCATGAAAGAAATACCAATAGAAGATAGTGAGTTTCTAGAAGGCCACACACTAGTAGACCTGTTTGATGTGAATATATTTTTCTCCAATGAGTTCTTTGACTCACTCGCCCAAAACGATATCTTGTCGGAGAAAGTAGATGATTTGATTGATGAGCTTAAACAACGTACAGAAGACAGGCTCAATAATATATTGATAAGGTTGCTTGAAGAAGGTAACGTTCAAGTAATAGTTGATTAAGGAGAGGTAAATGAAAGAAGGAGATAAAGTTAAAATCACTCATAATCCTCATGCTCCTAACTTTGGTGGGGTCGGTGTAATTATTTTTAGACGTAATAGAACAGTACCTCTTCGTTTTCAAGTAGAGTTTGAGGATGGTGCTATGTCTGACTATGATAAATGGGAACTTACTAAGATAAAGGAGTATTAAATGTTTGATGTTGGACAAAGAGTAAGAGTTAAGAACTCTCCAGAAGATTGTTATGAGTACTGCTCCTTAGAGAACGATGTGCCTATGGAAGATAGAGTAGGCTGCAAAGGAATGTGTGGAAAAGTAATCGAAGTATATGAGTACCCGGAAGATGGAGAGTATGAGTGTGAAGTGATTCTAGATGACTACCTTCATGGTGAATGTGGGTACTTCTTTGACAACTTAGAGGTTGAAGTAATAAAGGAGTTAATTTAGATGCTTAAAATCGGGGACATTGTAATCATAGACAAACCAAGAGCAGAAGTAGGTATATGCTGGTACAAGCAAACAGGTATTGTCACTACCAAAGACATTGCTTTGATAACTAGCTATACTGTTGATGTTTTTGGTCTTGGAGAGAGTTTCTTTTATGAGGACGAACTTAAGAAAGTAGGATATGAGCCTCCAATAAGAGAAATAGCAGAAGAATTTTTTAATAATATCCAGGAGTATTAAGGAGTTTCAGATGAAATCGAGTAAAACACCTTGGGCATTTACTGAGTTTAACGCCATGAAGCATACCTATTATAATGTAGTTAGGTTTAGTAAAGATGGAAAAGCGATTCAAGAAAGTATTTTTCAAATTCGTGCCCCCGAAGACTCTTTTCTTGCTAGGAAACTGAAAGAGAATCTCCTATTTTTAGTACAGACTGTCAATAAGGAGTCTTAGATGAAATGCCCAATTTGTTACCAGTCAATAAGTGAATATGACGCTGCAATTATAACTCGGAATAGGAAAGAGGATGAAGAACTAGAAAAACATCATAATAGAAGAAAAGCAAACACATTAGCATGGAAGTCTGGATGGCTTTGTGTAGGTAACTTGCTTCTTGGTATCGCTATAGGAACAAAATATCCTGGTCCTAGCTACTTGATTTATATAGCGATGTTTATAATCTTTATAGTAGCCAGTATTAACCCTAACTGGTTGTACTATAAACTCAAAGGTATTTATTACGTGGGAGACTAATAATGGAACACTTCTACATGATATGGTGTGAAGATAATAGGGCACCAACAATGAAGCATCTAACAAAGGAACTAGCAGAAGAAGAAGCTGAAAGGTTGTCTGCTCTTTTGCCCGGTAGAAATTTTTATATTCTAGAAGTAGTAGAACTGTGCTTTGCTTCTGCAATAGATGGAAAGATTATCTGGCATAGAGATAAAAGTCTAATATAGGAGTCTTAGATGAATGTTGGTGATTTAGTTGTATGTGTAGATACTAAAGGTGATGATTGGTGCATCACCAAGGGTAAAATCTATATGGTGAACAGGAGAGAAAAAGCAGTTTCTAGAACAGGTTATTACTATATAGAAGTAGAAGGGGACGATGGGATGTTTCATCTACATTATCCAGAGAGTTTTAAACTTGCCCCTAGTAAGGAGCTAATATGAAATCAGGGGACAAAGTAAAAATAGTCAACCTTACTTATTATTGCCATGAAAATACTGTGTGTAGTGTCTGCAAACCTCAAAGAAACTGCATCAGTTTTACAGGAATAGTTACACAAATGAGTCCTATTCGTGTAAAGGTAGATAATACTGGGAGTGTATGTAAGTTTTCTTCTAACGACATAGAGGTTTTCTCAGCCAGGGAGTTAATATGAAATTTAGAATAGGGGATAAGGTTGAAGTAAAGAAAATTAGGGCAACATGTAATCCATCCTTTCCTAACTGTAAATATGCTAAAGGGACTATTACAAACACATACTCACGAGACAAGTACTCTGATTATGAAGTTAAATTTGATAGAGGAACCTCTAAATGTAGTAGTGAGTGTACTCTTTCAGAAGATTGCCTGATTACTTTGGTGCCAAATAGGGAGTTGATATGAGTTTTCAGAAAGGCGATAGAGTAGAGGTAATAAAACTTAAAGATACTTGTAGTGAAAGTTTTAGTCATTGTAAACACGCTAAAGGAGAAATCATAATGGTAAAACCTGGACACTATACAGGTGACTCTACTCAATATGAAGTTAGATTTGATGCGTATACCTCACAATGTAAAATGATTTGCGCTCTACCAGAAAAATGCTTAAAGGTTTTAGTTTCATACAAGGAGTTGATATGAAATTCAAAGTTGGAGACAAGGTTATTTGCGTTAATAACTCAATGATTCCTTCAGGAGAAAAACTAACTATTGGAAAAGAGTACACTGTTTTAAATGTTGATATTACTGGGGACACATCCATTCAAATAAGAGAGGGAGATAATGTCTTTTACTATTTTATGTTTAGATTTAAACTCGCAAATTACAAGGAGTTACTGTAATGGAAGAGCCTAAATTTGTAGATAAATGTTATGGGTGTAACAAACGGTGGCTAGAACTAGAAGATAAGGAAGACCCAAATAGTTGGATATGGAACTGCGGTATTGGTAAAAAGTTTGCTGAAGTAATGGCTGGATGCCCCTATGGGCCGGTTATAACGGTGTATAAAAATGATATTTAAAGTTGGAGATAAAGTAAAGCCAATAGATGAAGAGCGTCTTAAATGGGAGGACCCAGAGTATTACAACAGAGTATTTACAGTAGTATCTGTAAGCGGAAGTTATGTTGAGGTTAATGGGCGTCTTGCCAAAAGTGCCCTCCCAATTAGATTCATA